AAGGCCGTAGATTCCATGTCTAAGCACTGGCCGAAAGCAACAGTCAAACTTATAGAAGAGGCTGCGAACGGTCCGGCGGTCATAGAGGTCATGCAAAAAAAGATATCCGGCATCATTCCTGTCCCGCCTCAAGGAAGTAAGGAGGCCCGGGCCGAAGCTGTATCACCCCTGGTCGAAGCTGGCAACGTATGGGTTCCCCATCCTTCCATCTGCGGATGGACAGATGATTTTATTGATGAATGCGCGGCGTTCCCGAACGGTGCGTATAAAGATCAAGTGGATGCTATGACGCAGGCGCTTATGCGTATCATGGGCCAATCGCAAACATCAGCAACAGATATTGAGTCGGAGGATGACATCAGCAGCAAGTACGACATTTGAATATCTTTATTGTGCGGAATTTCCCCAAATACAGAAGCATGACTCTCATGGAGCAAGCAATTGACCACACTAAACCAACCTAATAAGCCACCCCAAACGGGTGAAACATCCACTATCGACGGATCATATTATCCAGAAGCACTCGACATAATGAACGGGTACAACCCGGATGATATCGTTGCACGCAAAGGACTTGGGATATTCGATAAGATGAGCCGGGACGAGCAGGTCAAAGCTTCACTCAATACCAAAAAATTTGCGATTCTTGCCACCGGATGGTCTATACACTCTCCTTCACCCAAGACGGAAAAGATGGCGGCGTTCGTAAAGAAATCGTTCACGGACTGGATGACCGGTAGTTTTGATGACCTCCTTGGCGAGATGTTGTCTTTCTTGAAATATGGGTATGTTGTCGCTGAAGAGAACTGGGTCTATGAAGCACCATATGTTTACCTGGAGACTATCAAGGTCCGGGCTCCGCATAATTTTGAATTCCGTCCGGATAAATTCGGCAATATGGTCACAGGGAGCCTTGAGCAGTGGCAGGGCAATGGCAAAAAGCCGCTGGACCCGAGCAAGTTCATTATCTACACATATCAAAAAGAATTCGATAATCTCTATGGGCAATCGGATCTGTCCGCAGCATATCGGGACTGGTTCATTAAAGAGCAACTGGTGAAAAGTGAAGCAATGTATCTGGAAAAATTTGCTGCACCATCTGTCATTGCGTATTTTGAGGGACTTGATGAAGCGCATCGCAAAGAACTGATGAAACGGTTACGCGAGTTACGGAGTCTGTCCGTTGCCACTATTCCTCAAAACGTTAAGATCGAACTGATAAAGGCTACGGGAGACGGGTCCGCATACCGGCGGCGACTGGAGGCCTGTGATGAAGCGATAAGCAAATCTATCCTGATGCCAAATCAGCTTGGGTATAACCGGACAGAGCAGGGTAGTAATGCCAAGGCACAGACACAATTTGACGTGTTCATGTGGAGTGTTGAAGCGATCCGTCGGGCCATAGAGGAAAGCATCATCAATGAACAGATCATAAAGCGCCTGTGCTATTACAATTTTGGCGAGCAAGATCAATATCCTCAGTTCAAATTCAATCCTTTAACTGAGAAAAACAAAAATGCGATATATGACTCCTGGTCGAAGCTGGTTACTGCGAAAGTCGTCCGGCCGACAGAGGAGGATGAGGCGAAGATCCGCAATGACTTTGAAATGCCAGAGCGTACATCGAAAAGTACTCTGATCGCGGTCACAGAACAGCCTCCAGCAGGACAGGATGATACTCCGGATGACGGGAAAGATATTCCGCCGGCAAGCGCGGTCGATGGCGACCCGGATGAGGGTGATGACAAAAAAAAGAAAATGGTCAAATTCATGTCGTCTGAAAAATATCCTGTTACGAAAAACATGGAGCGTGTTGACTTCACCGCTATAGATAAAAAGGTGTCCGTTGATGAGCAGAAACTTGCGGTCGAAATAGAGTCCATCATCGACAGGATAGCCGTCAAGGCGATCGATGATATCCAGAATAAAAGCATTGTGCCTAAAAAGAAGTTCTCTGATATCGATAAGTTCCAGCTCAAATATATTGGGGACCTCAAGATCGCGTTCAAGAATGAATTCGTGAATATGTATAAATACGGGCTGTCAACCTGGAAGAAAGAACAGCCGAACAAGGAGTTCCAGGACTCGAGCGAGATCCTTCCGGATGAATATCTGGATTGGCTCAACTCAAAGGCGTTCATGGAGGCCGGTAAATTATCTGATGCCTACAAGATCATGATCAAACAGGAACTTGTTCTTGGTATTGAGAATGGCTGGACGGAGAAGCAGATCATATCGAATATCCAGCAACAGTTCTCTTTTGAGCAGGTCCCGGGTGCTACGAAAAAACCATTGTTTGATGACGCATATATTGAACTTATCTGCAGGATGAATATCAATGCCTCGTTCAATAAAGCGCGATACATACAGGCAATGGATCTATCTGAGAAATCGAACGGGGACGTGTACATCATGTTCTCTGAAGTGCTCGAAGGGCAAGATACGAACTCCCATCCATTCAGTGAATTCATTCACGGGAAAATGGTCCTGATGGGAACGGATCTCGCACAGCGCTTGCAGTATCCCCTCCATTACGGAGACCGCGGGGTGGCCATCACCCTGAACTCTTTGTATGACGATATCGATCCGGCCGAGGTTCTGGACACCATGCCGGACCTGAGCGGATATACCGGCCTCACGATCGAATAAGTTCCTTGATAACCAGCCATGCCATGCTATGAAAGGTCAATGCTATGCCAGTAATGGACAAAATAAATTCGGCTATTGAACACACCTCCTATAGAGGGAAAGATTTGCTTGAAGCCTGCGGTGCCCCAAGAAAAGCATCCCTAGAACTCGCCCAAAAACTAATTGATTTTAAAAGTTCAGTAGAAAAGTTTTCTAACCAGGGGCCTGTCAAAGAAGCAGACGTCGAAAATTTTGCTGTTGAAAAAATTGCACAAGAAGTTGAGAGATACGCGAAGTTCATATTTCTTGATAAGGACCAGCGATGGTATTTTATAAATGAACTTTTATGCTATTTCCATGATCAACTTTCTATTGCAGGAATGAACATTAAGCAATAAGCGCATAGGCTGGTTATCCCAATTACACGCCAGAACAATTCACAATAATTGATTTCCCCAAGAGTATATGGAAAATCCTGAAGAAGCAAAAAAAGCATTCGAACAAAAAGCACTTCTGAACTTTGAAGAGCTTTTCAAGGATTGCAAAGATCTGGATGCTGTCGCTTTCAAACAAAAATATGGGATCGAAAAAGAATACGGCAAGTCGATTCTGGATAGCCTCTGGCTCGAGATGCTCACGAAGATGGGACGACAGTATGAGGTCTATATCGATTTTCATAAATCAGAATTCAATAAAAAGATCGAGGGCGTGGAATTGTTCGAGGTCGGCCATCACAACGGGAAGACATTCACCGACGAAGAAGTGAAGGCGATCGTAGAATCCACAAAGAAAATGATCGAGAACCAGAACCTTCAGATCCCTATCAAACTTGGTCACAGTGATGAACAGGGCGTTGCAAAGACGCTGTTTGGTGGCGACTCCAAAGGGATGCCGGCACTGGGCTGGGTCAAGAACCTGCAGCTCGTCGGGAAGAAGATCATCGGCGATCTCGTGGATATCCCGGACAAACTATACGAGATGCTCGTTGAGAAAATGTATAACAACCGTTCAGTCGAATTATGGGAAGGGTTCGTCGATAACAAAGGGAACAATGCCGGCACTGTCATGACTGCTCTGGCCCTTCTGGGAGCCGAACAGCCTGCGGTTACGACACTTGCGACGCTGTTTGATCATAAGGGCGGGAAGTCCCGGATGTTCACCAGCAAGGCAGAAGAATTAAACATACCGAAAGGAGAACAGACAATGCCAGATAAAGATATCACCACGGCAGTAGTTCCGGGTAAAGGCGGGACAGTACCGGAGGCGAAGAACTTCGAATTGAACGAGTTTGCGAATGAGGCTGCGCTGAAAAAACACATGCTTGAGCTCAAGGGGAAAGCTGATGATGGCGAAAGGGCCCGCAAGGAGCTCGTTGAATACAAAAAAACCGCAAGGGCAAAAGAGGATGCGGATTTCATCGACAAGGCATGTGAAAAAGGGAAACTCCTTCCGTTCCAGGCGGAGTATCTAAAGCCGATCTTAAACGAAGTGGAGAACCGGGAGGTCAAGTATTTTGACAAATCGCTCGCTTCCAAGGATCAGGAGAATGGTCCGGAGATGAAATCCGGGGCAAAGGATCTGTTGAAGAAATTCATCATGTCTCTCCCTGACCAGGTACGGCTCGAGGAACTTTCGATCGCAACTGATCACACCAAGGTTGAAACGTTGAGTGATGCAGCCAAGAGGCTTCAGCGCGAGAACAAAGATATGACCTATGAGGCCGCGGTCAAGCTCGCACTGCAGCAGCACCCTGAACTCGAACAAACAGATCGTACAAAGTAAGAAGCAAATAGGACGAAAGGAGAAATAAACCAATGTCAGTACAGAACGCAGATAGACAGCTCAAAACGTATAAAGTGGCTGGGGCCACCGGCACGGAACTTATTATCGGATATCAAAGCGCCGCGAATACGGTTGCACAAGCGACTGGTACCGGTGTTATGGCGGTTGGGATTATCGAAAATAACCCGGCTACCTCTTCCGATGTGGCGCGTGTTTGTTACGGCGGGATCACAAAGGTTCATGCCGGCACGGGTGCGATCGCAAGGGGCGACAAACTTACCTCTGATGGCAGAGGCTATGCGGTAAAGACAACGGCTACCGAGAACTCGGTCGGATATGCCGAAGAAGCGTCCACCCAGGACGGTCAACTGATCGAGATCCGGGTTACCCCTGTAAAGGGAAGCTAATAAAACAGCACTACTGAAAGGAGAAAAACAGCAATGTCAAATGAAGCAGATATCAGAGTAAGCCAGTCATTAACCGAGTATTCCGTCGGTTACAGCAACACACAGTTCATCGCAGAACTTGCGCTCCCTCGAGTTATTGAGCGCAGGACGAATCCCTTTGCGTATACCTGGGATAAGGATAACTTCCTTCTACAGGATGACTTAAGGGCGCCGGCAACAAAATCGAACGCCGTAACGATCGGACTCTCAAAAGGATCTTCATTCGTTCTTCAGGAGCACGCGCTGCATTCAGATATCCCGATCGAAGATTATAATGCGGCAAAAGATGCCGATGCGCGCTGGGACCTGAAGCGTGATCATACCAAGATGGTTAACGACATGCTTCTGCTCCGTCATGAATATGACGTGGCGGCCGCCTTGTTCAATGCGACCACGTTTGCAAGCTATACCGCAGCTTTGACCGGCAATGATCGTTGGGATGTCGTCGGGACATCAGATCCTGTCGGGAAAGTTCTGGATGCCATTGAGGCAGTTCGTCAGCAAATCGGTATTGATGCCAATACGGTCATCATAGGTAAGACGGTTTTCAGAAAATTGCAGAATCATCCAGACATTCTTGACCGCATCAAGTATGGCGGGAATACGATGAAGCCGGCTGATGTGACGGCCGCAGCCCTTGCGTCGATCTTCAATGTGGATAAGGTTCTTGTCGGCGGAGCGGTCTATAACTCTAACCCCCAGGGTAAGGCAGCCTCCATGACTGATGTGTGGGGCAAGTATTGTCTCGTGTGTTATGTGAATCCGAATCCTTCACCGATGAGCCCGAGCCTTGGGTATAACTACTATAATCCGGACTTTGAAAAGGTCCGCGAGTGGTACAAAGAAGAAGAGGAAGCATGGCGCGTTGAG